GGGGATACAACAAGTAATAGAAAGAAGTTATACAAATCTTTACTACACACAACGTGGAGAAGCAAGTGTTGATTCGTATTTTAACTCATATGTAGATAATAGCAACATGACCGCTGGTTTTACTATGTCAACCAAAACAAGACCAATCGTGGTTCAAAAGTTTGTTGAGTATGTAACCGATAGAAGTGTTACAATACAATCTAAACGATTAGTTGAAGAAATGAAAGTTTTTATTTGGATGAATGGTAAAGCAGAAGCACAAACAGGCTATAACGATGATTTAATAATGGCATTTGGTATGGCCATGTATATTAGAGATACAGCTTTAAAGTTTAGACAACGGGGTTTAGACATAACTAAAGCATCAATATCAAATATAGGAGTAAATAATGTAGCATATCAAGGTGGTTTCAACTCAGTAACTCAAAATAATGAAAACCCCTATAAGTTAGATAACGGAATAGGCGGTAAAGAGGATATTGGTTGGCTCTTATAATATTTATAACAATACATAACAATGGCAGATAAAGGATTATTTCCAAGACTAAAAAGATTATTTTCAACTGATGTGATTATTCGCAATACAGGTGGAAATCAGATTACAACAATCGACACTAATACAATCCAAACATCTGGTGAGTTTGAAACTAACTCATTAGTTGATCGATACGGTAGATTATATGCTGGTAACCCAACATCACTATATGGGGCACAGTTTAATATGAACTACCAATATTTACGTACTCAACTATATTCGGAGTATGATTTAATGGATCAAGATGCTATTATTGCTTCTGCGTTAGATATCATAGCAGATGAATCAACACTCAAAAACGATATGGGTGAAGTATTACAAATACGTTCATCTAACGAAGATATTCAAAAAATACTTTATAACTTATTCTACGACATACTAAACATTGAGTTTAATATGTGGAGTTGGGTTCGTCAAATGTGTAAGTATGGTGATTTTTTCCTTAAACTAGAAATATCAGAAAAATTTGGTGTGTATAACGTTAGACCTTATACTGCATTTCAGATAGCACGTAAAGAAGGATTTAATGAAGCTAATCCAAGTGAAGTAGTATTTGAATTCAACCCAGATGGTTTTACAGGTGGTGATTCTGGTTACTACAGTGGTCCATCCCAAACACCATCACCAAATGTTATTAGATTTGATAACTATGAAATGGCTCACTTTAGACTTATTTCGGATGTTAACTATTTACCTTACGGCCGTTCTTACATAGAACCAGCGCGTAAACTGTATAAACAATATTCGTTGATGGAAGACGCCATGTTAGTACATCGAATCGTAAGAGCGCCAGAAAAACGAACATTCTATGTTAACGTTGGAGCTATACCTCCAAACGAAATAGATGCGTTTATGCAGAAAACAGTATCATCTCTAAAACGTACTCCTTATGTTGATCCAAAAACAGGACAATATAACTTAAAGTATAACATGCAAAACATGTTAGAAGATTTTTACATTCCTGTACGTGGTAATGATACATCAACTCGTATCGAAACTACACCAGGTTTAACTTATGATGGTATTCAAGATGTTGAATATTTAAGAGATAAGTTATTCGCAGCATTGAAGGTACCAAAAGCATTTTTAGGTTACGAAAAAGACTTAGAAGGTAAAGCAACATTAGCTGCTGAAGATATTAGATTCGCACGTACTATAGATCGCGTACAACGAATCCTAATATCAGAACTTAATAAAATAGCATTAGTTCACTTATACTCACAAGGGTATAGAGATGAGTCGTTAACTAACTTTACGTTAGAAATGACTACACCATCTATTATATACGATCAAGAAAAAATAGAGTTATTAAAATCCAAAACTGAACTAGCACAACAGATGTTAGAACAAAAACTATTACCAACAGATTGGATTTATGATAACGTATTCCACTTCAGTGAAGATCAATATGATGAATACAGAGATTTAATCAGAGAAGATACTAAACGTGGATTTAGATTAAAACAAATAGAAGAAGAAGGTAACGATCCAGTTGAAACAGGTAAATCATATGGTACACCACACGATTTAGCATCTTTATATGGTAAAGGTAGGATGTATAGTGACCCAGGTAATGTACCTGATGATTACAATAAGGATGATACGGATGATGTAGGTCGTCCTAAAGATAAAACTCGTCGTAATAAACAAGATTCAAACTTTGGTAAAGATAGATTAGGTTCACAAAATAAAGACAACGAAAGTAACTCTATCAAACCTAACTTTAAAGGAGGTCCATTGGCTTTAGAAAATGCTAAAACTACTTACATAAAAAACCAACACCTATTTGAGGAAATGGATAGAAAGAAAGTAACAGTTGAGAAGAAGACAAAAGAACCATCGTATTTAGACGAATCTCAACTTAAAGGTTAATATTTATAATTAAATATATATTTGATGCATATCAAACATTCTAAGTATAGGAATACGGGTATACTATTTGAATTACTCGTCCGACAGATTACTGCTGATACACTTAAGGAAGGTGAATCACCCGCTGTCGACCTATTAAAAAATTATTTCTTTAAAAGTGAATTAGGTAAAGAACTTAAGTTATACGAAAGTGTAACTAAATCAAAAGTTCTAAGTGAAAATCAAGCATCTGCTTTTATTTCCACTATATTAGAGCAATCAACTAAGTTGAATCGTTCTTCACTACGTAAAGAAAAATACAACCTAATCAAAGAAATCAAAAGTTTATATAACATAAACGAATTCTTTGCTACTAAAGTAAAAAACTACACACAGTTTGCTTCAATCTATACATTAATTGAATCTAAAAATTCAAAACAAATAACAGATACAGAACAGATTGTAGATAATAAAGTTAATTTACTAGAACACCTAACTAAATCAGTAGCTTCTGATGAGGTTAAAAACGATGTTTTAAGTGAGTTCCAATCATACGATAAAGATACAAGAATATTAACGTATAGAGTTCTTTTAGAGAAGTTTAACGACAAATACGATGATCTATCTAACGACCAAAAGTCAGTTCTTAAGAATTTTATTGAATCAGTAGATTCAACTCCTAAATTACGAAACTTTTACAACAGTAAAATCAAAGAACTTAAGTATGCAGTGTTAACTGAAGCTAAAAGCCTTAAGGATAAAGTTGTAAAAATTAAATTAGTAGAGGTTTCCAAACTACTTATAGAACTTAAGAAAACGGATAAAGTAAATACTGATAATTTAGTAGACTTACTCCAATATTATGAACTAATAAAGGAAATAAAACTTACTAAATGAAAAAATCCAATTTAAAAAATAAAATACGTAATTTTATTACAGAAAATAAATCTAAGGATATAGACGAAACGTCTACGTCAGGCGCTGCTGGTGCTTATAATACACCATATGCTTTTAAACTTAAAAAGAAGGATAAAGATTTAGTAAACGAAAGATTAGGTGTTGCTAAAGACATTTTAACTAGTATTGTTAAAGAATTTGGCGCGAGTAATTTCTCACAAATGATTATAAGTCTTAGAGACGAAAACATACAGGATGAGATAGTATCTGGTCTTAGAGGTCAATATCCTTCTGTATTGGATGAAAAAAATAATCTACAAGAAATGGATGAAGATAGGTATGTAATAGCAGCCTTCGAAGATCTAGAACAAGTAGTTAGAAACTTATCTCATACAATCAATGTATCAGAAGACGAAGCAATAGAAATGGTTATTAAAAAACTAGAAGCTATGTTAGACGGTCGTGATGATATGGAGGAATCATTAGATGAGAGAGTAGTTTCAGACAATGAATCACCTTCTATTAAAGCTAAAAAATACGCTGAGGATTTTATGTATGAGTATCGTAAAACACTTAGAATAGTTGATGGTAACTTTGGAAAAGAAGCCGGAGAAGAGTTTAAAACTATAGTTAAAGCTAAAATGGCTGAACTTAAAGAAAACCTATCCGAAAACCTAAACCCAGAAGTTACTAAGAAAGTAAACCAATTTATCAAAGCCATGGCTAAAAGATATGGTTACTCAGAAGACGACGCTATATTTGCTATCCAAACTGTTTTAAAGCAGAGGGGATCTAATGTAAGTGAAGGAGAAGATAATACAGTAGAACTTAAAGGTCAAGAAATGGTTGATTACATCATGAAAAGATGGGATTGGTCAGAGGAAAAAACACTAGACTTTCTTGCTAAAAAATTAGGTAACGTAAAAGAAGATTTAACAACATATCATGAAACACCTATGAAAATGGGTCACTTAGATACAAACGATAGTGGTGTTAAAAAACCAATATATTTAGATTATGGCTACAAACTAGTAGACAAATCCAAATCATAATATGTATAAGTATAGAATAACAGAAAACGACCAAGCGAAAGCAGATAAGTTTCAAAAGGAACGTATCGATGCATTTTCTGTTATTGAAAAGCAGTTAGTTGAGGTAGTTAAAACCGTAAGACAAGCTAAAATAGAAACAATAGCATACTACAGAGATAATCCAGATAAGTTTGCTATAGTATATGGAACAGATTTAATAGAAGATTATCTCAAAGACATTAAAATATTATTAACACCTGACAATGATGAGTAAAAAGAAACTACAAGAAAACTACGTTGATTTAAAACCAATAAATAAATGGGAATCAGCACCAGAAGAAACTTACGCAACTAAGTTTAAAGCATATTTAGCTGAACAAGCTGCTGAAGCAAAATCAACATCTAAAGAAGTTGAAGAGATTCAATCACATGCTTATGATCAAAGTGATAAAAGTAATATCAACAACATGAATGGACAAGAGTTTATGAATGGTGTTTACTTTGAAGCAAAAAACTACCCAGCGAAATCATTAGAAGAAGTTCGTGAAGTAGTTGCTAAAAACTTAACTAAAGATTCTTTACACTATGTTAAAGAAGGACAGTTTGGAGAAAAAGGTGTTGGGTATGTAGAATCAGAATTAGAAGAAGTTACAGGTGACCATGCATCAAGTGGATACAGTGCTAAACTTAAAAAAGTAGTTAAAGAATCACTTGGTATGGGTATGGTAGTAACTACAGGAAATCCTAACTCATTTGCAGCACAACAAGGTAGATTAATCAACAGCATAATGAACGAAGATGAAAGCATCTACGATGAAGATATGCCAATGGATGAAACCGCTCGTACTGATGCCGAAGAAGAAGGTTATTTAGATGGTATGCGTGATGAAAAATACGATATGAGTGAAGAGTTAGAAGATGAAAAAGCTAAAGACTCTACAAAAAATAAAGACGGTAAAACTAAAAAAGAAAACTTAACTCAAACACTATCCAGAATCGAAAGAGTTGGTACAGGTGTTGCTTTAGAAGCTAAAATAACAGCTATCGACGAGGAGATTTCAAAACGTAACGAACAACTTACTATGTTAGACGAAAACGAAGCTATGGCGGCGTTGATGGATAAAGGTAAACTAAAAGAACTACGTACTGAAGTAAAGTTACTTGAAAAAGCTAAAGCTAAATACGATAAAATGTATGAAAAAGCTACAGGTAATAAAAGAGTTGAAGTTGAAATCGTAGACGAAACTGAAATATAAAATGTCAAAATCTATACTTATAGAAACTTCGTTGTTTCAACCAATCTCATCGTTGGTTGAAAATCGAGGTGGTAGTGGTAATATGGTAGTTGAGGGTATTTTAACTACTGTTAACCAAGAAAATGGTAATAGTCGTGTTTATCCAAAAGATCTTTGGGAACGTGAGATGGACAAATATGCTCAACTCATTAAAGAAAACAGAGCATTAGGAGAACTAGACCATCCGGAATCATCTATTATTAATCTACAAAACGTATCACATAATATAAAATCCGCTCAATGGGAAGGTGATCACGTAGTAGGTAAAATAGAAATACTACCAACACCATCAGGTAATATATTAAAAGCATTAATTGAAAACGGTATCACAGTAGGTGTATCATCTCGTGGTATGGGTTCAGTTAAACAAATAGGTGAAACTTTAGAGGTACAAGACGATTTTGAGTTATTATGTTGGGATTTTGTTTCAACACCCTCAAACCCAGGATCTTGGATGGCTGAAACAACATCACTTAACGAATCTGTAAGTAAATCACCATACAAATATGGTAAAGTTGATAATATAATTAGAGAAATACTATGTGCTAAAGGCACTTGTCCCATATTTTAAGATAATCCCTATGGACGCTACCACAGGCAGGTAAATTAACCTCACAGAAATGTGAGGTTTTTTTGATTTTTCCTATTTTTCGATATACGTATCGTCATACAATATGGTATCTACTTATATGCCATCAAAAATAAAATAACCACTATTACACTACTTAATTAGTGTATTTCCAAAAAACAAATTTAGGATGTCTAACAGAACAATGCTTAAAGAAGCAATTGCGGACGCAAAAACCATTAAGGAAACTGCTATCGCTAATGCCAAAGCCGCTCTAGAAGAATCTTTTACACCCCACATCAAAGAAATGCTTTCAGCCAAACTCCAAGAAATGGATAAGGATGAAGATTTAGATGAAGGTAAAAAAGAAGACTCTAAAGACAAGGTTGAAGAAATGGACGCCCCATCTTACAAACGTAAGGGTGGAGAGTCATTAGAATCAGCTCCGAAAAAAGTAGGTCAAACTACTATTCAGGAGGAAGAGAAAGAACTCGACGAAATGTTAGCAGAACTTGAAACTGAAATTGAAGAAGGTAAGGACAAAGAGAAATCTAAGGACGAACTTAAAGAAGATGACAGTGTAAACGAAGCAGACGAAGACGAGGAAGTAGAAATTGAAGGCGAAGACGAAGAAATCGACTTGAACGACGAAGAAGTTGACTTAGAAGATATGTCAGAAGATGACCTTAAAGGGTTTATCGAAGACGTAATCAAAGATATGGTTGACGATGGTGATTTAGAACCAGGTGATGAATTCGAATCTGAAGAAGGTGAAGGTGATATGGAAGCAGGCGACATGGAAATGGATGCTGATGCTGATATTGAAATCGATGCTGACGAATTAGAATTGGATGAAACTAAAGGTGAAGATAAAAAAGACGAATCTATTAAAGAAGCTCCCAAAAAGGAAGACGACAAAATAGAGGAAGCTAAAGACGAAGATAAAGAAGTTAAAGAAGCTCTAGAACAAGTTGAGAAACTTAGATCTGAACTTAACGAAGTAAATCTTCTAAACGCCAAACTTCTCTACACAAATAAACTTTTTAGAGCTAAGAA